CTTATTTTCAGATTAAGTGAAGTTTTTTTTGGGGGCGCTTTATGGCGACTTACAGCTTTCTCATGCGCGGCGATTTTGAAGAGCGGGTTCCGAACTTCAACCGTCTGCTGGATGTTGCCAGCCTATACGGACCTATTCGTCACACTGATATGGAATACGCCAACGCTTATTTCATCGTGTCTGTCGATATTGACGAGGGTGACTGGGCGGGTTGCGAATTTCCAAAAGCGATGTTCGAAACATTTGAGCGTGACTTCTTCAAGGTTCCAGAAGGCGCGACCTTTGAGGGCGAATACATCGTCCGCGTTTATGACGGTCTGTCAGCCGATTCGGTTCTGACGCTCAAAGACGTTCCGTTCCCTTACGACTAATCTTCCCTAGCGCGTCCTCCTAGCCGCGCCTACTCCCGTCCTTCGTGGCGGGCTTTTTATTCTTGGAGGTGTCTATGCTTGATAAGTTTAAGGCCTTCTCAAAAGCGGTGCTGGATTGGATCAATGACGAACTTGATCTTGTCGGGTTCTTAGTTGGCTTCGCGATTGCCTTCATCCTTGGTGCGGTGATCTTCTGATGATCGCTTTTCTCTTTGGTCTCTATTTCGGTGGCTTCTTATACGTTGCAACAATCGCCGCTGCGGATGAGCAGTGTGAGACGCTGGGTGAGGCTATTCTGAGCGCGCTTGTCTGGCCTTATGGTCTTTATGAGATCATCCGGCATTTGAACGGCGGGAAGGCGCTTTAAGCCATGCAGCCGAAGGCAAAGAAAACAGGTCGCCCCGGCTATGACAAGTCTGTCCGTCAAAAGCTGTTGAAGGTTATTTCAGAAGGCAAGTCTCTCCGTAAGGCGTGTGAAGGCAAAGGGATGCCTGTCACGTCCACGGTTATGAAATGGCTCGCAGAAGACGCGGAGTTTTCGGAACAATACGCGCGCGCCTGTGATGAAAGAGCGTTGTTTCACTTCGAGGAATGTCTGGAAATCGCGGACGCTACGAACGCAGATGACGTGGCGAAAGCTAAGCTGAGAATTGACACGCGTAAATGGATGGTCGGCAAGATGGCTCCGAAGAAATACGGGGATCGCCAAACGGTCGAGCATGAGGGTGGTGTAACGGTCAACCTGAATGGCATCGCAGCCGACCTTTAAGCTCACGGAACGGCAATATGAAGCCGCAACGCTTCTCGCCAATCCGTCTCACAACCGCGTCATGCTCTATGGAGGGTCGCGCTCTGGCAAGACGTTTCTAGCGGTATGGGCGATCATAAACAGGGCTTGGTCTAGCCCGAACAGCCGACATGCGATTATCCGCTATCGGTTCAACGCTGTGAAGCGCACAGTCGGGATGGACACGCTGCCGAAGGTCATGTCGCTGGCCTTCCCCGGTGTGCCTTACAAGATTGATCGAACCGATTGGGTTTGTCGGTTTGAGAATGGCTCGGAAATCTGGTTTCTTGGACTGGACGATAAGGAACGGGTCGAAAAGGTTCTAGGCGCGGAATTCGCCACGCTCTACTTTAACGAGGCGTCGGAGTTGTCATGGCCTGCGGTGGAAACTGCGCTCACTCGATTGGCTCAGAACTGCAACAAGGTGGATGGCCGTGAATTGCGCCTCGTGGCGCTGTTTGACTGCAACCCGCCGGGCAAAGCGCACTGGACTTATAAACACTTCGTCTTGAAGGAGACGCCGGGATCGCGGGAGCCATACGCTTACCCCGACAGCATTGCTTACCTGCAAATGAACCCCGACGACAATCGGGCCAATCTGCCGGATCAGTATTTTGACACGCTTGCTGGCCTATCCGGGGCGGCGCGAAAGCGCTTTCTCCGAGGCGAGTTTGCGGACGATACGGACGGCGCTCTATGGACGCAGGAAACAATCGACGCCAGCCGGACGGACGTGCCTGACAATCTACGCCGTATTGTTGTGGCGGTTGACCCATCCGGGGCGGGGGGATCAGAAGATTACCGCTCGGACGAAATCGGCATTGTGGTCGCGGGTGAGGGCTATGACGGTCACGCCTATATTTTAGAGGATTGCACTTTACGCGCCTCGCCGGATCAATGGGCGAGGGTGGCAGTTGACGCTTATCACCGCTGGAAAGCCGACCTAATTGTCGCGGAAAAGAATTACGGCGGCGGCATGGTCGAGGCGGTGATCCGAACGGCTGACAGAAACGTGCCTGTTCGCATGGTGAGCGCCACACGCGGCAAAGCGATCCGCGCCGAGCCAATCGCAGGGCTTTATGAGCAAGGCAAGGTTCACCATGCGGGGACGTTCCCGCAACTCGAAGATCAACTCTGTGGGTTTTTGGCGTCGGGTTACATTGGCGACAAGTCACCGGATCGGGCGGATGCTCTGATTTGGGCGGTGTCGGAATTGATGCTGAAGGCGGGGCGATCCCGCCGTGTTAAAGTTAAATTCGGATAGGGAGGCGGCATGGAACGCACGACTAGCGCATGTTATGACACCCGCGCTCCGCAATGGTCAAAGATGCGCCGCCTCATTGAGGGTGCTGGCGCTGAGAAAGATTTGATTATCACGCTGCCGGGCATGGAGGCGGCAACGTCTCAAAACTTCAAGGCGAGGGCGTATTATCTCAACGCCGTTGCTCGCACGATTGAAGCCTTTACGGGTCTGCCTATGGCAAAGCCTGTTACGGTCGAAGGCGTGGAAGGGTTTGAATATCTCGTAGAAAACGCGACGCGATCTGGCCTCTCCATGACAGGGCTTGCGCGTTATGTGATTAGCGAAACTCTTTCAGTCGGGCGCGTTGGCCTTCTTGTTGATACGCCGGACACAAGCGAGGGGATGACGCGGGCAGACGCCGAGGCGAATAACATTCATGCCTTTGCGCGGCTTTACCAGACAGAAGCGGTCCTTGATTTTCGCCTGACCACACGCGGGGCGCGACAGTTCCTGTCATGGCTCTTGCTGGAAGAAACGGCGGAAGTGGACGGCGAGACGGTCGATCAGTTGCGCGAAATCACGCTTACAGAAAACGGCGCGACGGTCACGCTTTACCAAAAAGATGACGATGAGTGGAAAGCGCTTGGACCACCTAAAACACTGACCCGAAATGGCGAGCCTCTGCGCTTCATTCCGTTTCGGTTTATCAACCCGACAGATGTCCGCCCTCATTGCGTTAAACCGCCCATGCTGGACGTTGGCGAGGTGTCTATTTCACACTTGAACAATTCGGCTTCTCTTGAATGGGGGCTTATGTGGACCGCTGCGCCGACACCTGTCTTTGTCGGCCTGCGCAATGACGATGACGCGCCGATTGGTTTGGGATCAAGCCAAGGGATCGAGTTAGAGCAAGGCGGTAACGCTTTCTTCTTGGAATTTTCAGGCACAGGACTTTCAGCCATTCGCGCCCGGATGGAAGACAAGCAACGCGATATGGCCGTCTTGGGTGCTCGCTTGCTGTCAGAGGACAAGAAGGGCGTTGAGGCGGTCGAGACAACGCGGATGCGTAAATCAGGCGAGCAGTCGGCTCTAGCGTCGATCTGCGAAAGCGTGTCCGAGGCCATGACGCAGGTCATGCGCTGGATGATCTGGTGGGATGGTGGAGAAGGTGAAGATGCGACGGTTCGGCTTAATACCGACTTCCTCTCTGGCTTGATCGGCTTTGACGAACTGGAAAGCGCGTTGATGCTTTTGCAGTCTGGCGAAATCACGCGGGCTACTTTCCATAGCTTGCTAATCAAGGCGGAATTGGTCGCTCCGACAGTCACGCCGGAAGATTACCGCGAAGAACTGGAAGATGAGGCAATCGCGCTTCCACAAGTGAATGAACCCTAACCAGAAGCTCTATGAGCGCGAGGTCCGGCACCAAGTCGGGCTGAGACGCTATAGCGCGGCAACCTTACGAAAGGCAGACGCTTTACTCGCACGATTAGGGGCTGATCTGGAACGCCGGATTAGAAACCTTGTTTTGACAGGCGAGCCAAACGCTGCGGGTCTGGAAGCGTTGAACCGCTTGCTTCTGGAATGGACGAACAAACGGATTGAAGTGATTGACGCGCTGGAAGCGGTCTTGTCCGGCGACATGGAAGCGCTGGCCATTTATGAGCGGGATTTTAACACGGCCAGCCTTCGCAGCGTCACGGCGGGCGTCGGCTTTAACGTGGCAACAGACGCGGCGGTCGTCGCAGCGGTCAATTCAAGGCCCTTTCAGGGGCGTTTCTTACGGGAATGGATGCAAGGCTTGGACGCCTCTATTGCCGCGCAGGTGCGCGACCAGTTGCGGATAGGGTATATTGAAGGCGAAGGCATTAACGCGCTTGTCCGGCGCATACGTGGCACGAGGGCGCGTAAATACGAAGACGGTATCTTAGCGGTCAGTCGTCGGGCGGCGCAGCGGGTCGTTAGAACGGCCATGACCCACACGGCGAACGCGGCGAGCCAAGAGACTTACAAGGCAGCAAGCGAGACAATCAAAGCGGTGCGATATGTGGCGATCTTGGACGGTCGCACGTCGCTGATTTGCGCAGGATTAGATGGGGAGGAATTCCCGATTGATAAGGGGCCGCGACCTCCGCAACACCCAAATTGCCGAAGCACAACGGCGGCAGTCATTAAAGGCGCGCCGTCCTTTTCGCGTGAAACCTATCAGGCTTGGTTAGAACGCCAGCCAACGGACGTTCAGAACGAAATCCTAGGGCCAAGTCGCGCCAAGCTATTCCGCGAAGGGGTAGCGGTTGAGCGGTTTACGGATCGGAACGGGCAAGTCTGGGACTTGGACGAATTGAAACAAAGAGAAAGCGGCGTGTGGATGCGCGCTGGCCTCGATGAATAACGGCGCAGTGCGTCAACACACATGAAAAGGAGAACTGTGTGACCCTTGAAGAAGCGATGAAAGAAATCGAGGCGCTCAAAGCCTCGTT